GAAAACAACATGGCCATTGGTAAAAAAGATTTAGACAATATTATTTACAATTTAAAAATATATAAGCAACTAGATGATAAAGTAAATCAGTTGAGTGATGATTTAATAGATGCGGGTAAAGAGCCAGAAAAAATTTATAAAAACTTTACATCTTCACAAGATGATAGCATCTTAACATCTATGGAAGAATCAATAAGAAAAATACAAGAATTAAGTAAAGAGATTGAAGACATTCAATCAGGTGCTAAAGCAAAAAAAGATAAAATAGATAATGACGCTAGAGTAAAAAATTTATATCAAGGTAAAGGTTATGGCCCTAACGAAGGTATTTTTAGAGCTTTAACAAGACAGTTTTTAAGAGATGAGATTGAAGCAGGAACAATATCAGTTAGACCATCTATCTATGATGCTATGAAGGAAGGTAATCACCCTTTCATCGATCCTATTAAAGTATTTAGGTATCACTACGGTGATAATAAGTTTGACGTGTTAGAAAAGTATATTGATGAGAATTATCCTTTGTTTGGCTCACCAGGAATAAGATATCCAGGCAGGTTTGACTTTAGAAAATTAGGACTTGTGCCTTTAAATAAAAATGCACCAGGCAATACATACTCACATTACAGTTTACCGGGTGAGATAGACCAACAGATTGCAGATATAGACAATGTTATTAAAAGTATTGAAGAAGGCAAGAATAATTTTTATAAAGGACCAGAAGGTATTAAAGATCAAAACTCAAAAAGAGCTAGTCTAGTTAAAATTAAAAATGAGATTATGCCAGAGACAACTACAGAATTACCGGGTGATGAATTGTTAGAGTCAGCAGAGGTTATAGAGTTTCCTAAAATAGATGATACAACTGATTTTGCAAGAGGAGGCATCGTTGAAGTACTTATATAATCCAGCAACAGATAGTTTCGAATCTATGGAGCCCACGCTAAGAGATAGGTTTGCGTTAGGCGGTGGCGTGATACAAGGAGAGAAAGTTGGTGACAGAGAAAACTTTGTTAACCCTACAAGAAAATATCTTCCCGAAAGCTTTACACCAGAATTTTTACAAACTGAATTAAATAAAGGAAAAACTTTTTCTGATATTGCTACGGATATCTATAATCAAGATCCAGAAAAATATGACAAGTTATCCAAAGAATTAAAAGGACGTCAAGGAACGATTGGTAAATTGCGTGCTAATATAATGGCAAGAATTGCTAAGAATAAAGCCTTTATGAATAAAGGTTTTATAGAATTAGATAAAAAGAATCAAACAACACAAGACGCCTATTTTAAAAAAGCAAGAACAGATTTAAAAAAGTTTATTAAGGATAATGCATCTAAGTATATAAGTGGAAGAGGAAACATCGTTACTGGTGGATATGTAAAATTTGAAAAGGCTGTATTGGATTTTATGAAAAAAAACTATCCTAAGGCTGTTAAAACAACACAAGGAGTTGGAAAAAATTTAGTAGGGGAAGATTGGTTAAAAGGAATATTTACTAGTGATACTAATTTCGGTGCAACTGAACAAGCTCTAGCAACAAGAAAAAAAGGAGGTTATTATTCGTTTGATAATGAAGTTGAAAGTAGAAATGCGCTTCAAAGAGTTTTACGAAAAGCCTTAAAGCTTCCTTATAAATTTACTCAGGCTGTAAAAAACCCAGGTAAAAAAGGTAGAAATACTTATAGTTCTTACATGAAAAATTTAAGAATATTATTACCTATTGCACAAGAGAAGGGCTTTGTACCAAAGACAATACAATTAATGGAAGGCAATAGATATGGTACCAAGGTTATGAAAACAATTCCTTTAACACCAGAACGATATTTTAATTGGGCAACTAAACAAATAGGCCCTATGAAAAAAATTTTTGGTAATGTTTTAAAATTTAGTGTGGAGCATCCTGGAGGAATAGCAAGAGCAGTTGAACTTTTAGATGCTGAGTCATTAGCTAAAATACAAGCACAAGAATTCGGGGCGTTTGAGGAAGGAAGAAAAAATAAAAATTTAAAAAAAGGAACGAAATATGATTCTCAACTTACTAAGTTAATTAGAGAAGCTAAATATGAAGCTAAAAGTGTAACAGCAGCAAATAAGATTTTAGCTAAAGCTAATGCTCTATCTAATAAGATGAATAATATCTTTGGAACCCTTCAATCAAAATATCAGGCTGTAAAACTTCCTAATGGAACGATACAGATTAATACGAAACATCCTGATATTTCTTTAAATGATAGTTTAGTCAGTAAAACTAAAAATGCTATTCATACTTTCATTGCTAATGATGGTATTAATCGAAAAGGGAAACAGGGATTTTCTAAATTACCTAAGAAGATGCAAGAAGCAATTATATTAATTTCTGAAGGTAAAAATGCAGATAAAATTATTGCCTCACATATTAAAGATGTAATTCCAGAATATGAAAAAGTAAAAAATATTAAATTACCAAGTTTTGCAGGAGCCATTGATGCAAGTAATGTTTCACCAGAACTTTTAAACAAAATAAGTAACGTGGCAAAAAAAATTGTTCCTGTCTTAAAAGGACTTGGATATACCACTGGTCCACTTCAAACAATACCCTATATTCAACAAGCAGAAAGAGGACTGCCTGTTAAAGAAACTTTAATTACAGGAACGGCAAGATTGGTAGAAGATACTCTTAATTTACCAAAAACAGTTGCAAATCTTTTTGGTAGTGATTTACCTTACGAATTTAAATTTGGTAGAAAGTTATCTGATAAATTAGAAGAGAACATTCCGTTAAAAGAACGACAAGAAAAAATAAAACAGTTTGAAATACCAAGAGGTATTGTAGATGATATGGAACTTTTATCAGACCAAGAGTTTGATAAGATGTCCGAAGTTAACCCTGAAAAATTTAAAAAATTAATGGAGGCCTCAGAGAAACCTCAGATAGAACCTGAAGAAAGAACTACCAAACCACCACAAAGTCTTTTTACTCCATTACCCACAGACAAAATTGTTGGAGAAGTAGACGATCAAATAGCTGGTGCTTTAATGGATTCTTTTCCTAACCAATCTTTCTTACAATATCAATCTGCTGTTGAGGATGGCTTTCAAGGTAGTTTTGAAGACTACTTACAACAACAGAGTATGAAGTTAGCACAAGGTGGCCGTGTTGGTTTTCAAGATGGATCTCCTGACCCGATCTTTGATCAAATTGTAGCTGCTTTAGATAACACAGATCTTATAGAAAATTTAGAAGAAGAAAACAAGCAGACCCTTAAAGAACAGATTTACGGAGATGAAGGAGATAGAACTTTAATGCAAACATTTAATACTATGTACGCAGATCCAAGCGCATACCCATACTATGCACAAGAGATTGCATCTGGAGCGGCTAACATACCAGAACTTGCATTTAGATTTCCGTTTGCAGTAACAGGATTAGTTAGTGATCTTGCTACAGGCAGAGGCGATAAATTAAAAAGAGCAATGGAAACTCTCGATCCAAAACTTACAAAAGCTATAAAAGAAAAAATTGGTTTTACAAATATGCTAGAGGAATCAAGAACAAAAAGAACGGGACCACAAAGAACTACAGGAGGCATATTAGAACTTGGAGCAGAAGTTCCTGGACCAGCAACACCTTATTTCTTAATAAAAGCATTTCCTAAAATTGGAAAACAAATTAGAAATTTAGTAGGAACAGCTGCCTCTGCGGACAAAGTAAACAAAGAAATAGAAAAAAAATTAGCTGGAGAAAATGTAGATCAAACACGAAGAGACATACTTTTAGCTACAGGAGCAGGTGGAGCAATAGCTCTTCTTAAATTTTTAGGATTAGATAATTTAATTAAAACAACTAAAATTGCAAAAGCTGCACCAGAGATTGTAACAAAAGGTGGCACACCAAAATACTTCTTTGACTTTGTAAATTTAATTAAAACTAAAGGTAATGATGTAACCGACAAAGCTTCAACTATTGAGAGACAAAAAGTTTATGACTACGATGGCTATACAATGTACGAAGATATTACCACAGGTAAAATATCTATTAGAAAAGATACTGAAGGCGGTGCTAATTATTACATTGGTGATGGTGAATATGAAACTGTAGAGGGTATAATTAGAAAAGAGGAAATAATTTATGAGCCACCTGAGACTATAATAGGTAAAGATGGTAAACCACAAAAAGTTCCAGACATGTATGAAGAAAATACTTTGAAACCAGACTATGATGGGACTGAAGGAGACGTGGAGGGTGGTTTAGATTCTATTGATGAGATACTAGAATTATTGGCTAAAGAAGGTAATAAATATAGTTTAAAAGAATTAAAAGAAATGGGTATAAATCCAGAAGCACTTGGAAGTTATAAACCTAAAAAAGCAGAAGGTGGTATTATAGCAGGCGCTAGTTCTGGACCCCCACCTAAATCAGGGCCTACACCACACGGGTTGCCTTATGTTGCAAAAAATGTTAGACCAATCAAGGAGCGTAGATAATGGCAGATATTGACAAGACTCTTTCAGAGTTGGGAACCTCTGTAAAAATAGAAGGACCCGACCAACAGGTTGAAATAGAAAAAGCAGAAGAAGCAAACAAACCACCAGTTGAAATTAATCCAACTGATGATGGTGGAGTAGAATTAAATTTTGATCCAAGCAAAGTAAACATTGAAGGGCAACCAACGCACTTTGATAATTTAGCAGAATTATTACCTGATGATATTTTAGAACCAATTGGTTTAGAATTATTTCAAAACTATACAGATTACAAAGCATCTAGAAAAGATTGGGAAAAATCTTACACAGATGGTTTAGATCTTTTAGGATTTAAATACGAAAACAGAACAGAGCCTTTCCAAGGTGCTTCAGGAGCCACGCACCCTGTACTAGCAGAAGCAGTAACACAATTCCAAGCTGGAGCTTACAAAGAATTATTACCGGCAGAAGGACCAATCAGAACTCAGATCGTTGGTAACAGCGATCCACAAAAAGAAGCACAAGCAACTCGTGTAAAAGAATACATGAACTACGAACTTATGGAGAAGATGTCAGAGTACGAACCAGAGTTTGATCAAATGTTATTTCATTTACCTCTTGCAGGATCTACATTTAAAAAAGTTTACTACGATGATTTATTAGGTAGAGCTGTTTCTAAATTTGTGCCCGCAGATGATTTAGTTGTGCCTTATTCTGCTACATCGTTAGAAGATGCAGAAGCAATTATGCATGTTTTAAAAATGTCAGAAAACGATTTAAGAAAACAACAAGTGGGTGGTTTTTATTCTGATGTAGAATTAAATTCGCCATCTATAGTTAAGAATGAAGTTGAATCAAAAGAGAGAGAATTAGAAGGTACTAAAAAAACAGGCAGACCAGAAACAGTTTACACTTTGTTAGAATGCCATGTAAATTTAGATTTAGAAGGTTTCGAAGATAAGGACGCGAACGGAGAGTTTACAGGGATCAAGCTCCCATACATTGTAACTGTAGATGAAGGTTCGCGAAAAGTTCTTTCTATTAGAAGGAACTTTAATCCTGACGATCCAAGAAAAGCTAGAATACCATATTTTGTCCACTTTAAATTTCTGCCAGGACTAGGATTCTACGGATTTGGATTGATCCATATGATTGGCGGATTGAGCAGAACTGCAACCGTTGCTCTCCGTCAATTGTTGGATGCAGGTACATTATCAAACTTGCCAGCAGGATTTAAACAAAGAGGTGTAAGAGTTAGAGACGAAGCATCACCAATACAACCAGGTGAATTTAAAGATGTAGATGCACCCGGTGGTAACATTAGAGATTCATTTATGATGCTGCCTTACAAAGAACCATCACCAACATTATTACAGTTGATGGGTATCGTAGTTCAAGCAGGACAAAGATTTGCTGCTATAGCCGACATGCAAGTTGGAGATGGTAATCAAGCTGCTGCAGTTGGGACTACAGTTGCACTTCTTGAAAGAGGTTCACGTGTTATGTCTGCAATACACAAAAGACTATACACGTCAATGAGATCAGAATTTAGATTATTAGCAGAATTATTTAAAACATATCTACCACCAGTTTATCCTTTTGATGTTGTTGGAGGTAGAAGAGAAGTTAAACAAGTAGACTTTGATGACAGAGTAGATATCCTACCTGTAGCAGATCCAAACATTTTTTCTATGTCGCAAAGAATTACAATCGCACAAACAGAATTACAACTTGCAACATCAAATCCTAAAATTCATAATCTATACAATGCGTACAGAAAAATGTACGAAGCACTTGGTATAAAAGATATTGATAAAATTTTACCACCACCAGCACCTGTTGCACCAAAAGATCCAGCGTTAGAACACATTGATGCACTTGCAGGCAAACCTTTTCAAGCTTTTAGAGGACAAGACCACAGAGCACACATGACTGCTCACTTAAATTTCATGGCAACCAACATGGTGAGAAATAATCCACCTGTTATGGCTGCAATAGAAAAAAATTGTTTAGAGCATATTAGCTTAATGGCGCAAGAACAGATAGAATTAGAGTTCGCAGACACCATTCAACAGCTTCCACAGATGCAACAGATGGCACAACAGAATCCACAGGTACAAGGACAGTTACAAAAGATATCTATGGACATGGAAGCAAGAAAAGCAGTGTTAATTTCTGAGCTAATGGGTGATTTTATGGAAGAAGAGAAGAAAATTACATCACAATTTGACTCTGACCCACTTCTAAAACTTAAATCTAGAGAAGTTGACCTTCGTGCAATGGAAAATGAACGTAAAAAAGACGAAGGAGAGCAAAAAATGGACCTTGATAGAGCAAAATTACTTCAAGCAAGACAATTAACCGAAGATAAACTTGATCAAAACGAAAAATTAGCTAAATTGCGAGCAGGAGTAAGCCTTGCAAAGAGTGGAAATCAAGGTATAACTGCAATTAAGGTCGAAGATTAATAAAAGGAACAAAAATATGATGAAATATAAAAAATCAAAAGAAGTTAAGATTCCAGAACAGAATGTTGAGGTAGATCCTAGATCTAAAACAACAGCTGATGGCGCTTTTAACTATATTCCTACAGGAGACAAGGAAAAAGTTAAAGGAACTAAGAGAATGTTAGCTGAAAAGAAAAAAGAAGCTACTTGGTACTAATATGGCTTGGTTCAGTTTAGCGAAAATTGCTTTGCAGGCTGGAAGTAAGATCTATTCCAACCGTCAAAAGACAAAAATGGCGATGTCTGATGCACAATTGATGCATGCAGAAAAAATGGCTCGGGGTGAAGAGCAATACCAAGGCAAATTACTAGAAGCGAGGCAAAACGACTACAAAGACGAATTTGTTCTCGTAATAATTTCGGCGCCCATCATAGTTTTAATGTGGGCAGTGATGTCAGATGACCCTGCAGCGATGGAGAAAGTAAAACTCTTTTTTGAGTATTTTCAGTCCCTTCCGTCCTGGTTCACCAATCTATGGATACTTGTAGTTGCGTCGATTTTTGGTATAAAGGGTACACAAGTATTTAGAAACGGAGGAAAAAAATAATGCCAAACAGAAGACACAACTCGCAAATTAA